GTCCAAAGTAAGAAATAGGTCTGCAAAAAGTCTGCAAAGCTAAGAAAAAACACGACTTGACGCGATATAAAGGGGGTTCGAGTCCCCTCCCTCGCACCAAATGAAAATCCGCATGAATGCTGGAAAATCCAGTGCTCATGCGGATTTTTTGTATTTGCAGTAGTTCGGATACTATCGAATACTAACCGATATTTGCACTTAATTGCTATCCGAAAGTCTGCAAAAAGTCTGCAGACCTTATCCGCGCTCTACAATGCGCTCCCAGTACTCGACCAGTTTACCATCCACAGCGTCTTTGTCCTGCAGGAACGCCGCAGCCATATCTGCGTAGAAGTTGGTGTTGTCCACGCTGTACATTTTTGCGACTTTGCCGTAGTCGCTGTACATCATGTTCATCGTAGCCCAAAAGTCGTTTTTATCGCAGGTTATGCCGCGCTGTTTGGCAACGTCCTGCGTCTGTTCCAGCGTCCAGTGACAGCCCTTTGTGCCATCGGCGTTCACCATGTTGTCGCACCATTCCTCCGCCTCATCGTGGGTGAGATGCTGGCGCGGCATCTTGATGGAGCGGCTGTCTGCGCCGCCACGTTCATACTGTCCAGACCGCTTGTCCCAGTCACCGTTCTGCGAGAAGCCGATTTGCGGCATTCTGCGCCCATTCTCTACGTCAGGGTAGCGGGGGATAGGGTAGGGGTCGATGTAACGGTTCTCCTCCTGCGGATAATAGGGATAGCGGTCGTTGCCACCTTCCAGCTTACGCAGACGGCGTTCCATTTCACGCTCCCTGCGGTCACGCTCTTCCTCAAGGCGGTCGCGCTCCGGCTCACGGTTTTTGTCGTGTTCATGGAGCATCATCATGCGGCGAAAATTGTTCTTGCCCATAATCTATACCTCCTCAAGAAATAGATGCAGGCGCACCGGCGTGGGAACGGCAGAAGCAGCCAAGATATTTGAACGTGCCGGTGCCGGTCGCAGACGTTGCAACGCGGGTAGCGTAGCGGGTGCGAGTGTGGATGCTCTCAGCGGTTGCCTGAGCGCAGTTGCAGTCGGTCAGAGGGTATGCGGTAGTGCCTGCACCGATGGTAATGACCACAGGGGCGTTGATGGTGGTCGTGTCCGGGATGCTCTGAGCAACCACAATGCAATAACGCTCTCCATTCTGGTATGCGCCAGCAGGGATATTGATGGTCAGTGTGTCATTGGCGAACGTGACCGCCTGACTGATGACCAAGTGCGGGCAGAGTTTGCAGCTTGTTTTGCAAGCCATAATGTTTTCCTCCTAAAAAATCAGGGGCAGAGGTGTCTTACCCCTGCCCCGATGGTTCACCCGGTGTTATCGGGGAGTGTGTTGGTTAGCAGCAGCCGCAGCAGTTCACGCCCACGTTGGGGTTTGCCACCTGATAAGCGGGAATCGGACGAGGATTGACCCGGTTCAGGATGGTATCAGTCTGCTGGGACATCACGGTGGTCAGAAGCGCATTCTGCCGATCCTGAGAAGCGGCGAACTTGAGGTTCTGGTTCTCAGCGGTCAGAGTGGCAATCTTGTCCTGCGTGAAGTAGTCCATCATAGCGCGGTAGTTTGCGTTGCAGCTATCGATAACTGCACGGGCGTTGTCTGCGATAGCCTGACGGGTAGCGCAGTCCTCCGTTGCGATGGTGTACTTCAGGTCGCCGATCAGCTGCTTGTTCTCGCAGCAGCAAGATGCAAGCTGCGTCTGGATAGCGGTCTGACCCGCCTGCCGTGCGTTGCCCTCCTGCATGATGGCAAGGCTGATGGCGTTGTCACCGTTGGACACGCTGCGTTCCAGACCGTTCACCAGCTGAGCGTTCTGGTAGCCAAGCTGACAGATGGCCTGATTGGTGCCGGCAAATCCGCCAGCAATAGCGGCGTTGAGGGTGTTCATCTGTACCAGCTGGTCATAGCCCAGAGAGCAGATACCGCTCTGGATGCCCGCCAGAGAGCGGGAGGTATCTTGCTGGTAGAAGCCCTCAGACAGAGCCGCGCGGGTGTCTGCGCCGCCCTGACCGGTTGCGCCAGTGCCGACCAGATAGGGAATGTAGGCGTTCATGCCGTTGTCACCACCGTTCCGGCCATAGCCGTTTGTGCCCCAGCCGAAGATGATAGCGAGGATGATGACAGCCCACAGACCTTCGTTGCCGAAGAATCCGCCGTTGTTATTGCCGCCGTCCTGCCCAGCCAGATAGCCAGTTGCAAAATCGTCCATAACAAAACTCCTTTCAGTTTTGCGTTATGCTATCCCACCGCCGTATGCGATGGGCGAAGCCAAACAAATGCGGTTTTTGTCAAGTCCGCAAAACTGAGAAGCGTTTCGCTTAGAGGGATGCGTTATCGGGGCAGCGTCAGGTTCAGGACGCTTGCCAGCTGGTTCAGGTCGATGCCACGCTCTTTGGCGAGGTTCTGCGCCATCATTCGGAGTTGTGCTTCGTTTTTGCCCTGAATCAGGTTCAAGCCCTGCATGATAGGAGCGTTCTGCCCGCTCAACTGCTGGATAAGCCCCATTGGGTTTTGCCCGGCACGAGCCAGATTTGCAAGCTGCATGATAGGGCTGTGAGTAATCATATCAAATGGAGAGGGCATCGCTTATTCTCCTTTCTTCGCTGCGGCAGTGGGCTTAGAGAAGCTCTTCTGCCATTTTTCCAGCTCATCCAGCCGATGCACGAGGGCATTATACTGCTCAATAGGCACATACTGCTGCGTCGGTGCAGCGGTCTGCTGTGCCTGTTGCGCCTGCATCTGTCTCCATGCTTCCGGGCTGTAAAACTCTAACACGTCAGATTCGCAAGTGTTTGGGTTCAGACGTTTGCAGTAGATGACCCCACTACGCAAATCCGGGCAATACGTCCATCTTCCGTACAAATCAGATGGTATTGCCAGAAACTCCTCTCTGCTGGAAACAGGTCTGCCGAGCAACCAGCCGCCATCTTGTGCCGACTGCTGAACAGGCTGCTGCCCATTCATCGGCTGCGGACGCTGCGGTTGCGTCTGCTGCATCTGCGGGTTCGGCAGGGAAGTGGCAAGGCCTACCGTGCCCATGCCGCCGTAAGGATTGACAGGCTGCTGCGGAACGTAGGGCGTTCCGGGTATCTGGTAATAGCTCATAAAACATCCCTCCTTGTGCATCCAGTGTACTGCATCGGCAGAAAACAAGAGACAACGAAGGTACAACGAAGGACAAAAAAAGAAAAGCGCCCACACGGCACAGGGTCGTATGAGCGCTCAAACATTTGCACGCAACGCGTATAAAATTTTCAAAAAGTCTTGACAATTACACGCAATGCGTGTATAATAAAGACAGTGAAAGGCCCCGCACAAACACATGGAGACATGGAGACATGGAGATAACAATTATGAAAAAGCTCACTGCTGACGAGTTTGCAACCAAGGTTATGGCCACCGGTACCGAAATTGAGTACGACAACGGCGTTTGGATGATCTACGCGCACCTCACCGATGATGGCGACGTCAAGACCTCTCATCTGGACGCTCGCGACCTGATGGTCACTACCAGCATCGAACTCTCCGATGAAGAGGGCGAGGCACTCATGAACGGCAATCTGGACGACGTTGAGAGACAGGCCGTCGTGGAAGAACTTTACCCGAAGTATCTTGAAGCTCTGGAAGATATGGAGTAAAAAAGTCCCCAGCCGATGCGCGAACATCGACTGAGGAAATCTAAGAAGGAGAAAAGCAATGTACACAGCTGAACTTTTTAATATGGCAACCGACCCGAAAACATCCCGGGCAGCATTCCTCAGCAATGTCACTCTCAGCATCCCGGACGATGCCGACGGGTGCGTGGATCTGGATGCCGAGAAGGCAAGATTGTCCACCATCTGGGACGTGGCGCATCTGTCTATGCGAGAGCTGGTAGCCCGCACTGGTCTGTCGCAGACCGCTTTTGCAAAGCAGGTGAGCGTCCCACTGCGCACTGTGCAGGACTGGTGCGGTGAAAAGCGTGCGTGCCCCACATACGTCCGCTTTTTGCTGGCGGAGCATTATAATCTGCTATAACCTTAACCAGATGAAATCCGTGGGCTGTGGTATAATAAGGGAAGAAAACCCTTAAAGAAAGGAGAATTTGTCATGGATGCTTATATGGTTAGTTTTTGGGGTTGTGAGTGCAACCCAGCAGCAGACCCTAACACCGCCAACAATGGCGGCGGGTATTCCCAGCCATCCGGGGGCATCATGGTTGCCCTCGAAAACGGGGATTACCTCACCGTCACCGTGGACGATTTGTCTTGCGGCGATTTTGGCACCCGCGTTTTCTGGGATGTAACCAGCACCGATGGCCGCAACTGGGGCGGCTGTTACGGTAGCATGGACGATGCTGCCATTGATTGGGAGTGGAGCGAGAACAGTCTTGATTCCATTTCCGGAGTATATGGCATTGATGCACGAGCAATGCTGCACGATGCGGTTTTGGCTGTGCATATTGCCGCATAAAGAAACCCCCGATGTTCCAAATGGAACACCGGGGGTTTTGTGCTGCCAAAACGGCAAAGTCTAAAATCAAGAGCGGAACTGCCCACAGGCAATGCCGCTCTCTACATAGGCCGCAGCCTTTCAAATATCCACCCTAATGCGCTTCTTCGAGAGGCCGGGAGGATTTGTTGAGATAATTATACCACAATCCGCACAAAAAGAAAAGCGGCAGACCCGAAAGCCTGCCGCTTTTGAATTGTAAGAGCAGAAGCCCAAAACTAATTCGATGCTCATGATTAATATATCACACATCCAGCATTTTTTCAATGCTTTTTAGTCGGTATCCTATCGCTGTCCGACTGTAATGTGTCTGTGCTGCAATGTCCGGCAGCGGGAGCCGCTCAACGTACCGCAGTAAGGCTATCTTACGGTCTACCCTCCCAAGCGGTGCGCTTTTGATGGCGGCGGTCATCCTTTTCCGGTCAAGCCCTTGCAGCGCAGGGGGCAGCACTACACGAGCCGCCGCCACAGGCAGCACCGAGCCAAAAAGGCTGCGGCAACTGTCCGGCGTTGCGCACCATTACAGGGACGTTACCGAGATGGTCGATTTTGCCGCATCTCTTGATTTCACAAAATCGTTTCTGCTCGTATGTAGTGCTTGCCATGATATCCTCCTTACTGCTTTTGCAGTGCCGCTTTCATGCGGTCAAAGAAAAACTGAATTACCTTGCTCATGGTCTCCTCGGTGATTGCCCAGCTGACCAGCTTGCCCCACCGGCTGTTGTCCAGATAGTGGCGTAGCATTTTGACACACCACGCCTTGCGCTCTGCGCCGCGCTTGGTACCCTGAATCTCACGCTCTGCTTGGTCGATGAGGTCAAGCACAAGCGTCTTGACTGCTGCGCCGTAGCCCAGACGGATAAGCCCCAGTGCAAGTGACACAGCGCCCACAACAATGAGCACAAGCGCCAGCCACGCGGGCAACGGGGTGAGAATGGTGTTAAGAATGGTTTCCATGTGTTACTCTCCTCTCTCTTTTTCGAGATCTTCGATGCGGTGGTTTGCCACCTTGATTTGTTCTTCCAGCACTGGCACGCGCTTGGCAAAGTTGTTGTGCTCCCGGACTTCGCGGGTCAGTTCTTCCAGCTTGGTTTCGGTCACAGCCTGCTGCTTGTCCAGCTTGGCGTCCATGCTCTGGGCGGTGTGGTTGTTAGAGACGATCACGCCGATCAGGCTCAGACCGCCGGTGATGATCGCCACAATGATTGCTTCGCTCATGCGCCCTCCCGGAGACGGGTCAGACCCTTCTTGCGGATGATTTTCGGGTAGTTGCGGGTGGTGGCGTTGAGGTCTACATTTCCCGTAATGCCCGGCACAGAGCCCTTGCTAGTGTGCTGGTGGGCGTGGTAGATGTAATCCACTTTGGGCGTCTTGCCCGTGTAGTCGGCAAGCCAGACGTCCCAGCGGCCTGCCAAGCGCTGCATGTCCAACTCATAGCTGTAACCCGTGTAGGTGTACAGCTGGGCGTAAAAGCCCATTTTCTCCACCTGCTCCAGCGCATAGGCGGTGAGGTTGGTGAGGTCGAGGGTGCTCATGGGCTTGAGCTTGTTTTCCTCTACGTCCACCGCGAGGGGCATGGTAAGCTCCTTGCCGTAGACCGCCTGCCGCACAAGGGCAAGCTCTGCATCGGCCATCGCCTCGCTGGTGGCGTAGGTGTAGTAGTAGACACCCACGTCCAGCCCGGCAGCCCGTGCGTTGCGGTAATTGGTCTCAAATGTCGGGTCGACGTACAGCCCGTCCTTGCGTTTGCTCAGCTTGCTGTTGGTGGATACCGTCTTGAGCATGGCCCCCTTGTAGCCCGCCGCCTTAATTTTGCGCCAGCCGTCGAGGGTGATTTTGCCCTGATACCGGCTCACGTCAATGTATCGGTAGGGTGGTGCGCCCTCCCAGCCGGGAGGAGCAGCACTCTGGGTGTCCACGGTGGACACGTCATAAATGCTTTTCTTGTCGTTGTAAATGCGGTACTCGCCATCCGGTGCGCCGGAGACGTCTGCCGCTTCCTTTGCGTGGGCAAGGGCGGCGAAGAGACGGGAGAAGAAAGTCAGGAGGTTCATGTGGTCACGTCCTTTCGGTTTTTGGTAAGATAAAGCCCTCTTTAGTTAATTAACCTGTATATTTTGATGGATATTCTGTATCGCTTGTTATGATCCCCCCTCGAATGACTGCTGTATCATATTTGCTTCCATAACTTTCGCAATTATACAAATACATTTCGGAATTACTTGTCCAATAATTTGACATTCTGTCTGGGTAATTAGCGTCTGTAATAGTAGAGATGCCGCTCGAACATCCATAATTAGCAGATTTACAATCCTTATCTGCAACAACTCCACCGTGGCAAGCATAATATTTCCCATTGAGCCGAACAATGTAAGAACCATCATGTGATGTGGTAGCGTTAGAAGATTGCCCGGCATCTGATGTTAGGTATGAAGAACCATTATTATACGATTCGCAATTTACTTCAAGAGTATGATTTACAATATTGTTGTTGGCATGATAATTTAGTCCATCAAACGCATTATTATATGCCTTACAACCAATTACATAGGAAGTTCCGCCCAAAATACTTAGCCCATTTGAATTTTCTGCCATGTCAGAACCAGAAAATATACATTTAAAAAGCGCAATTACTTTGTTTTCGGAAAGTACCGCTTTCAAAGTATTATATCCATGTAAAAACTGAAGAGATTCAATATAGCAAGAGTTTTTTATGCAAATCGGAGCATTCTTTTCGCCTATTCCATTGTCAATTACAACATTCCCAAGTCCAATTATGTTAATACTTTTTTCAATTTCTTCACCAGCTATAAAATTCTCACCGGATTTATAGACACCCTCAGCCATCAATAGTGTTTGAATGTTTTTAACAGACAAAGCCCCTGCTATAGTTTTTTTAGGCGTCCTTATACTTAATCCATCATTTTCATCATCTCCATCGGGAGACAAAAACACATTTATTCCGTCTTTCTTGTTTATGAAGCAATTTTTTACATTAAAATCCGTATAATATCCATTGTTATCCTTGTAAATAGTTGCTTTAATTTTATCTTCATCAAACGGAAGAGCAATTGTTTCTCGTTTATTAGCCACGTTTAATTGCTCACCAATATTGTCGTATTGTATCAATGATACATTGCTCATTTCAGAAACGTTCATATCCGATTCATCTATTTTTTTTAGCATAAATGCTGCATAAACGTCCCTGTCGTATTCAATCTTATAGTCATCACTTCTATATTTAAAGTCGAGCAATGCCACTCCACCGATTGAGTCAAAAAGCTGCAAAGCATACACGTATCCATCCTTAACGGTTACAAGGTATTTTTTACCAGCTTTAAGCAGAAAAGCTTCTGCATAAGAAGTAATTTTATTGATTGTTCTCAATCTGTTTTTAACATCTATATATTCTATTGCCGCGACATAAGATCCTTTATTTACGGTAATTCCTCCCATATATGCCGGCAGATCTTCTTTCTTATATATTCCTATGTCTTCTAAATCTTCCTTTAGCGCACCAACCGCATCTCCAGTCGCTTTTGCATCCGCAGCCTTACCGGGGAGGGAGAGGGTGGGGTCGATCGTGTTTTTAAGATCTTCAACCGCCTGGATCGCCTGCGTCCACGATTCGTTAGAGATCTGCGTAACATAGAAAAAGCTCTGGATCTCCACGGTGCTATCATAGCGGTCGTTTTTGCAGTCGCACTCGATAGGCCAGCTCTTGAGCATATAGCCTTTTCCGGTCGTCACGCAGAGCACGATGCTCACATGACCCGGCACCTGCAGTGCCTGACGCGCGATCTCGCAGGTGACAACGTTGCCGGACACGGCACAAGCTGCCCGCTTGCCTGCACCGTCGTTGATGGTATCGTACCAGCCCTGATTCTGGGGGCCGAAGCCACGGTACATGATACTGTAGGTTGCTCCTTCAGGCGCAGTATACGCCTTGCCGTTTTCGTATAGCGTCGCCTGAAAAAACCGGCTCTGGCTGTCGTTCTCCACCGCGCTGATGTGCTGCGGCAGACCGGGATTATCAAAATCAATCCTGATTTTCTGCATTTGCCTCCTCGCTTTCCTCCGGCAGCGGGTCAAAAATCAAATTCTGCCCGTCCCAGATATAGTCATTGCCGCCGTTGCTGTTGGCCGGGAAATCCTCAAAAAGCAGCTGATCCGACGGCAGCGTTTTCGGGATAACGCTTTTCAGCGTCCAGCCACCGTTTTTGATGCGCCCATCCGGGCACACGGTGCACTGGTATAGGTAACCATCTTTTTTCAAAATAGCCCTCCTTACAAAAAACCAAAAAGCTCTTGCGGTACACAAACGGCGTTGTTGGTGGCCCATCCATCAAACGTTGGCGTCTCCAGATCTATGTTAGTCCAAATAGTACCAGTGAGCGGACTATATTTGGATGTTCGCTCTTTCCCAGGACCAAACTCAATGCTGTCCTGATAAACTGTGATGTTCCGAAAGTGTGGTGTGTTCCACGCATACATAAGCGTGTAGGTCTTTCCGTTTACCGGTATTATGCTGGATACTCTGCCGCCGCTGCCGCCGCCCGCAAACCATGTAGTGCCTTTTGTGCTTTCGTAAGTGATCAGGATAGCGGAGTAACCGGTAAGGTCAACAGATATCGTTTGTTCCTCTAAACTTTTGAGAGGCTCTTTTGTTGCTTCGTTTTGCCAGACGCGAATGGGTTCCAGATTTTTTATTCCGTGAAACTCCAGTCCTTTTTCGTTTATCGTGTAATTAAAGCTTCCGGGCCCGAACTGGATGCCGCCATCGTCCGTTTCGCCAATGTAGTCTGTGGCCACACGGCTTGCATCAACAGCGCGGTCGTTCGTGGTGCTCATGCGGTTGCGGTCTTTCACGGTAGTTCTTGCAAGCTTTTCGCTTGCCTTGCCTACATAGATCGAGGCGTACCGGTCGTGAACAACGTCATAATCGGTCTTTGTCACTCTGGCCAGCACATTCACGCCAAGGCGCAAATAACGCACCTCTACCGTATCGCCGCGCAGAATGACCTTGTTCTTCTGGTCTTTGTACTCTACGGTCTTTTCCAGCTGCACATAGCTTACGGTCAAGCTCGGCTCTATTTTCCCGATCTGGTTTTTAGACAAAAATTCAGTGGTAGCTTTCCGCATACTGGCATCAGAGGGTGCTTTCTGGAAGTAGCTGGTCAGGTCCAGCGGGTAGATCTTCTGGTATCCCTCGATATTAGACGCTTTTATGGGGTCCAGCGCGTAAAACTTACCCTTTTGTGCATTTGTCCAGTACGGATAGACGTGGGTGTATACGTTGTCGATGTTTTTTTCCTGCGTGACGTCCACCAGATTCAGACCGTATGCAATGACTGCGCCCCGGTTTACCTCTTCTTTCAGCCGCAGCGTGCACTTTAAGCCGTCAAACTCCCAGTAGCCAAGGTAGGTGTCTGCAATGCTGCTTCCGCCGTTGGAGAGCATCGCAGCGCGCACAGTCACCGGTTTTGTGACCGAAAACTCTTTATCATTGTCGTAATCCGCAGAGATCTCAAACTTACAGTCTCCCACAATGTTTGCATTCAGCTTCTGTATGGTCTCCCTGAGAGATTTTGCGCTAAACGGCTTCACGATGCAGTTGCCGAGGTCATACGAGATATGGTGCGCAGACACCTGAAACCGTCCATTCATAGGGCGATTGATGCGATAAATGCGGAAAAGCTGCCGGGTTTCGTAGCTGGAAGGCCGTGCGCTGATGATACGCCGCTCCAAAAGCTTTTCCGCGTGAATGCCGGTCACCGGGTACTGTAAGGTCAGGTCATACGTTCCGTTTTCCTCGCAGCTAACAGTGCATTCCAGCGCATCCGAAAGCGTACCATATCCAAAATTGCCCACGGTAGTCACATTTTCATCATGTAAAACAGGTTTCATAACGTCCACCACCTTGGCATGATCTTCACGGTCTGGATACCGCCGCTCCACTGGATAAGGTTTTCGCCGGCAGCCAGTTCCGGCCAGATGCCGCCGGTCACCGGGTTTGCATTGGTGCCGTCCTCCAGCCATGCGTTCCATATTTCTGCATCGCAGCACACGGTTTTATCGGCGGGCGGCTTCATGCCGAATGCTTTTCCGTTCACCAGCAGTTCGCCCTCTTGTCCGTTTCCGGTCACCTCAAAATAGGGGAGTGACACCTGATCCAGTGGGTTCAGCAGCGCCTGACCGTTCGTCATCTCCTGCAGTTCCTGCCCGGACCACAAAAAATGACGGGGGTCGCAATCAAACCCCACCGTAAACCGGCCGTATTTGTCCAGAATATTGCTGGTATCGCCCATCTTTGCAATGCCGCGATAAAAATACTCCGGGTCGTATCCGTCCGAGAGGGGATAGGCACCCGGTGTACCGCAAAGCCACGCCTTGATGCTGCGCAGCTGCTCCGGGGTAGGGTTCCTGCCGTGGAAATACAGCTGATACGACACCGTGATATTTTCGTACTGCCCCTGATCCGCGTGCAGCTTGCCGTTCCGGCCTGCAACCTCGTACTCCTCATACTTGCGGTTCGGGGTCGGGATGCTGGGTTTGTGTTCGATATGGCAGCAGTACTCGGTGCTGCTGTGCCCGTTAAAATACAGGTACTTCTCCACTGGCTGCAGCCTCCTCGTTGATCATCTGTGTAAGTCGTGTAATGGTGTACTGGGCAAAGCGTTCCTCATCCATGCCCTCAGAGGGATACACATTGACGTTGATGCCGCCCATGCTCACCGTGCGGGAGTTGGTAGCCACCTGTGCAAAGCCGTTTGCGCTGCCCACATCGTACTGCAATTGCATCTTCAGCTTTCCGCCAAGGTCTGCGGCAGCCTCCTGCAGCAGGTAAGCGTTGTCGCGGATGCCGTCCGCCATGCCTTGGATCATATCAGGCATCCACTTCTCGTACTCTCGCAAGGGTCCTTCGTCTGGGCGCGAAAAATGCAAAAATCCTTTTATAATGCCGCCGATCCACGAAACAGCCTTCGCGATAATACCGCCACCACCCGAAATTCCCTTTGCCAAGCCGGTCACAAGATCCGCGCCCCAGCTTCCGGCTTCGGTGCTGATGGACGTACCGAGCAGATTTCCCGCAACACCAATAATTGCGCCCGCAATTCCACCCGCAACGCTTTGCGTGATTTGCGTGCCGGTTGCGAATCCCTTCACACCTCCGACAAGCAAGCCTACAACGTCAATATTATCCCAAAAGCTATCGCTTGCACGGTAGCCCTGCGCCAGATCGCTGAACCATTGCCCCAAAGGGCTTTTTGTCAGGTTGCTTGCAACCTTTTCCAGCCCCCCCAGCTTAGAATCCAGATCCAGCACAAACTTGGAGAAGCCGCCCAGAGCGCCCTCGGTATATTTAATGTTCGTTGTTGTGGCGGTAAGCAGTTTTGTTGTGCCCTGTGAAACGCCATCAATCATTTTTGTGACTGCTTGAACGGCATATTCTTGTCCGTCGATTATAACTTTATAGCTGTCAGTTATTGTTTCAGCTGTTCCGGTCACAACTTCTTCCATCTGACCACTTACTTCATTTAGAATTTTTTGAGTGGTCTGCGTGCTTTCTCTTGCGCGTTCAATATTGCCGACAGCGTCTGTAATTCCAGCTTCTTGAGCGGTCAGAGTGGCGTTTGTTTTGGTTGTTGTAGTATTTTTGAGATTACTTAATATGTTCTCAGCGCCAACTTTTAAACTGGAAGATATTTCATTCCCGGCTTCGTCCAAAACACGAATACGTTCGTAGCTTGTTTCTACGCCGTCTACCATCTCTTTCCAGCTCTCGGTTACGGTTTGCTGGGTTTCGGTTGTCGTTCCTTTAAGTTTGTTCGTTGTACCATCGTACACATCATAAGTTTTCTTTACAGTGTCGATGGTCTTTTTTACGGCACCAACTGTATTTTCGTTTCCTTTTACAAGCTCCTCGTTTGTATTGTTTACGGTATCGACTAATTTCTTTAAGTCTTTCTTTACGGTTGGACTTCTGCCGGAATTGCCGCCGTTTCTACCACTGCTGCCGCTTCCACCACTGCTGCCAGAACCACCATATTGCGGCACAACTATTTTCGGTTCAGTGTTTTGCTTTTTCTGACGTCCCGCGCCGCCGCCGGACTTGCCGCCGCCCATACCGCTAAAAGTTGCGGTTTTCATGCCGTTGATAAAGCCGTTGACGATGCCTTTTGAGATGTTCCAACCGACCTCAAGCCAGTTTGTGGTCAAAATGCCATTTGCTGCTTTGGCCGCAAGTGTTTTTGAGGCATTCCACATATCCTGCCCAAGGCTGAGCACACCACGGACCATCTGCCCGGTAAGCTCCGCACCGGATGCAAGAATGTCTGGGAATTTTTCAGCCACACCGCCAATAAAGCTGCCGGTGATGGTCACAGCACTTTCCAGCAGCTTCGGGGCATTCTGCACAACACCAGATGCAAGGTTTTCGGCGATATCCAGCCCGGTATCCAGCACGCCGTCCATGTTGTTGACGGCGTAATCCGTAAAACTGTCGATAGCCTCGCCCGCCAGCACGCCGCCGGTCTCCACCATGCTTGCAACGCCGCCGGTCTGTAAAGAATCCGTCAGCTCCTGCACCCAGCCGGTGGCAACGTTGACAAGTTCTCCCTCGGTAGACGCAACCCCTTCTGTCAGTGCTCCCGCAAGCTGGGTGGCGTTATCTTTCAGGGTGGAAATTCTGCCGTCCAGCGTCTGGCTCTGGGTCTCCATTGCGCCGAAATACCGCCCGCCCTCTTCAGATGCAGACAAAAGCGCATTGGTCAGCAGGTCATAGCTGATCGTCATCTTCTGCACATCCGCTGTGGACTTCCCGGTATAATCGGCAAGGATGCCGTACACGTCAATGCCGGCATAAGCAAACTGCTTGATATCGGCGCTGGTCGCCTTGCCTGCGTTTTTGATCTGCTGCAGGTTTTGCGCCATGCGGCTCAGTTCATCATTGCCGCCGCCGGTCGCCTTTACGGCATCGCCCAGCGCCATGACCACGTTGCGCGCAGACTGCGCATCTACGCCGGTGGAAATAAGGAGCTGATTTGCCTTTACAAGCCCTGCGGTGTCAAAAGGAGTTTTGGCAGCGTCCTGTTTTATCTGATTAAGCGCAGATTCTGCTTTATCCGCGCTGCCCAGCATATTCGTGAACGCAACCGTGTACTGCTCCATCTGGGAGTTATAGTCAACGCCGGTGCTGATCACAGATTTTCCGGCGTCAACGACCGCAGAGCCTACTTTTTCCAGCGCGGTAGCAACGAGGTTTCCTTTTGTCACTGCACCGGCTATGCCGTCAAAGATTCCGGCTTGGTTAGCATTCCCAAAATTTTGGACGCTTTCCGTCGCATCGTCGGTTTTAGACGCAAACTCCCCAAGGCCGTTTTCGGCATCGCGCAGGCGGCTTTTTAAGGTTTCCAGCTCCGCATTCGTCTTATAGACCGCAGTCCGGTAAGCCGTTGCCTGCGTGCTGGCGCTGCCATATTTTTCAGTGGCCTGCAGCAGCATACCTTTCTGGGCGTTCAAAGCATCCGTCTGCGCAGCGATCTGCTTGCGCAGCACCGCCGCCACCGAGGATGCGCGCTGTTCTGCGGAGGTGTTCTCGTCCATAGATGCTGTGGTGGACTTCAGCTCAGCGGCATACTCTTTCTGCCGGGCAATGATGTTTTGCATCTGCTGCCGGTACTCTTTTTCACCCTCAACGCTTATTTTGGGGCCAATGTCCGTTTTTGTCATGCGTTCACCTCCTTACCGTATTTTTTCCAGATCGTCTACGGTGGCGTAGAGCTTCTGGTTTGCGCCGTTTTCTATCTGCATACACGCCATATAATCCAACATACGGCCCACCGGGCACGAATGCACCTGATGCTCATTCATGCCCAGTTTGCGGCCGTAAAACAGAAACCACGTTCTGTTAAGCTGTATCACATGGCGCTTTCCGCGTTTTTTGCGCTGTTGTCCGGTTCAGCTTCCACCTCGCGGCCGGAGCCGCGCGCAATTGCGGTAACGCAGTCGTTCCACAGTGCGCGGCACTCTGCCCACGTCATGCTCTTTTCAAGCTCCGCAGCAGCAGGGAAGTCCGGCAGGCTCTGCGCCATGTCCTGAAACTCCTTGTCGTTGGATTCTGCCGCCATCTCCCGCACATAGTCCCGGCCTGCATCCGCAAGCACGGGTGCAATGGTCAGTGCCGCCTTTGCAAGGTCGGCAACGCGGCCGGTTTTTGCGGCTTCCTTGGCAACGCCAAAGATATTGTCCACAGAGCCGTAGGTGCCCTCCAGTACGGAAAGTGCCTTGATGGTCATGCACATGGGGTACTCATCATCCTTGACGTGCGCGAATACGATGTACTTGTCCTCGATCATGCTGCACCTCCCAGTGCCTTCTTGATGAACGCAACCGCCGCTGCCTCGGTGTCAAACTCCTTCTTGGGAATGATCTTCCACCGGTTCATAGCGCTGTCATCGCGCATGATGCTGAAGTCCAGATCCTGGGTCTGCCAGTCGATCTGCTCGCCCTGCGTCTCGGCATCGTCCTTGGGCACCTTGAAGCGGATCTTGCACAGGACGATTGCCTTCCACATGCTCTTGCCGTCCTTCTGCACCTTCTTGACTGCGCCCAGCCCCAGATAAGGCGGTTCCATAGATGCACCGTACTCGTAGGTCTCCACTGCGGTGCCCTCGTCCGGCGTTACGGAGTTGCCGGCTTTCAGGCCCATGATAAAAGCCTCTTCCTCTGCGGTCAGGCCGTCCACGGTGCAGGTGCCGCTGCCATCGGTGAAGGCAGAGCCGGTCTCGGTTTCTGCCAGCCGGTCATCGGCGTAAAACTTGTTGTCATCACTGGTGGAAATATCGGTGCTCATGCTCACCGAGCGCCCCAGCTTGCGCACGCCACTGTAGGACACAACGCCGCTCTCAGAAGCGTAAGTGGCAATATGCACGTTGGAAAAACCAGTAGTTACCATGTGTTTTCTCCTTTCATACAAAAAAGCAGGGTGTCCACTGTGGACACCCTGCGCAGGTTATTTGTCGATTGTTTCTTTTATCTTTTTTTCAACAGCCTGCCCCATGGCAGCCTCCGTTTCTTTTCGTCCTTTTCGGACGGAAGGAGCAACAAACGGAGTTGCAATCCACACGCTTGTGCCGCCTTCTACGCAGCGAGCAATCAGCGCATTCGGCTGTCCTTTCGGATGCCCTTTGGTCTGGATGCTGTTGTATCCGTTGAAGCCAAGCTTTGTATTCCACGCATAATTTTCATGGCTGAATTTTGCAATGCCGAACCCTTTTTTCAGGTCATCAGCCTGCTGCTGGCTTAATCCGTTCATGGGCGGTCCATTGGGGTGGGCATAATACTGCTCCTGCCCGGACGGCAGGCTGTGAATCGGAATCGTGTCAACGGCAGCTTTGATTTTGTCACCCATGACTTTTGCACCGGCATAAACGCCAGCTTTGCATACATCATCGGTGCTTTGGTTCAGCTTCTGAAGCTTTTTCATGTAAGCATCCAGCCCTTTTGCTTCGATCCTAGCCACAGCCGAACACCTCCCACCGCCAGCGGTAATGCCAGATTTTTGTATCAGCTTCATACATGGGCTGAAGCGTTTCCCATGTGATATGCTCAGAAGCGTCAAACGACTTTTCCAGCGCATCGCACCATGGGTCAAACTCCATCGTGGTAAACAGGTCTGTCGTTCCGATCATGGCACGTTCGATGTGCTTACCGTCCGCGATGAGGTCATCCGGCGCTTCTTCCTGCCAGACAAAATACCGCTTGGACTTCATCCGCCCGCCGTGGCTTACACGGTCTGTAACAGCTGTGTGGGCAGCAATGATGCACTCATACCATGTCATCCTTGGTGCCCTCCTGTATGCTGTTGTCATAGTCATGCTCCACGGCGCGCAACGCCAGATTCAGCGCAGGGGGCCAGCTTCGAACGGCCTGTACCGTGTCGATGCGGTAGTGCCTGCCGTCCTCGGTCTGGGCTTCGTCCTGGCTGGAAATAGCGATGCTCTGCGGTGCCGGCACGCGGATTACCCGGACGATCTCCGCTTGATTCTGGCGGCTCAGGTACAGCCGGTTGATGCCAAGGCGCTGCTCCTCGTACCGCAGGGTGCACTTTGCCGTGCATTCCACAACAGGGGAGTGCCCGACCGGTGCGGCGTCCCGCGTGGAAAATATCTGCACGACCCCGCTGTTGAAGGTCTGGCTGACCTCCGTGTCAGGGCGGGTCGGGCTTTTGCGCGTTCTCTGCAAAGTCAGTCACCAGCCTTTCGTTTCTTGCCGCAAGCAGCAGGTGCAGATAATTATGCTCAAAAATATCCGCTGCGCCGTCTCGGGTGTAGCGCACATAGTCCATCAGCAGCGCACGGGCAAGCCCGGGCTGCGTGTAGTCCTGCGCCGTGCCAATCTTGCTGTCCAGATAGAGCATACCGGTCACGATGATGTCCCAGATTTTTTTATCCAAAGCATCATCCGACCATGTGATATCAAGATAGTTTTTGATATCCGGCAGCAGCGTTCCCCGCTGCTCGTCCCATTTGCTGGTTATGATCATGACTTGGTGACCGTGACGGTGTAGGTCTTGACGGTCTCGCCGTCTGCCGCGGTCACGGTAATGGTTACGGTGTTGCTGCCGTCGCTCCAGGTCGCAGGCTTGCCGTTTTCAATCTCCTTGCCGCCCACTTCCACCTTGACCTTGGCGCCAGCGTTGGCGGGGGTCGCGGTGATGGTGTTGGAGGCTGCCGAGGTAGTCGCCGTATAGGTCACATTGCTGGAGGTAAAGCCCGGGGTCAGGTTCAGGCTGCCCAGCTTCAGGGCGCTCAGGCTTGCATCATTGGATGCGGCAGGCGCGGGAACGGTAGTAACGCGGTAGGTCATGGGCTGCAGGCCGGTAATGTCCAGATTCAGGAAGGCGTTGTTGTCCACCGGGAAGCCGTTGGCGTACAGCTTGATCAGATAGACGCGCTCGTCCTCGAGGAAATGGTAATCATCACTGTACTCGATGCGGCCGTTCTTGTTCATGCCGACCGGTGCAAAGTACAGACGACCGATACCAAACACAGCCTGACCACGCGGCAGCGCAGCGGTCTTGATGACCGTCAGGGGAACAGGGAAGATGTCGTTACGGTAAGTGCCATCCGGGGCACGCACGGTGGTTGCAGGCATCACGCGCAGGTAGTAATCCTGCGGGTTGACCAGCAGGATCAGATCATCAGGGTCACGATCCTTGCCGTTGGCAGTCTTGCCCAGCATGGAAATCAGATTGCCCATCGTGGCAGGCTCGAAATCGTTGACCTTGACCTTTGCCTTCTCGGGATAGGTCTTGCCGCCGATCACGGCAACGTCATCGCTCACATCGCGTACCATGCCAATGGGCTGATCGTTGCCGTCGCCCATGACGATGCCCTCTTCCAGACCATTTGCTAGTGCTTCCGCCAGAATTGCGCGGATGTAGCGGTCCAGCCACTCGGGACCCAGATCCAGCTGTGCCTTGCAGACAGGGATGAACGCAGACAGCTTGTACAGACCTGCGTCCACTTCCTTGAAGCCGGAGGTCAGCTCCTCCACGATCTTGGCGCACAGCTTGCCCCATTTGGCCTTATTGATGCCATCAGTGTTCAGCATCATGCGGATTGCGCCGCCGGTGGGGGTAAACTGGATCTTACTCAGCAGCGGGTGCTTGGATGCCAGATCGTCCATCACGCGGCTGATAACCGTCTGCGGGAACACAACGGTCACGTTCTCCAGCGCCTGCTTGGGGTTGTCAGCGCGCATGGCCTTCTCCACAGCCTGATAGTACTCGCGCTCGTCGTTGGTCAGCTGGCGCACGCCGCGGGCATACAGGACGGAGTTGTCAAGCTCCTGCTTCATGCCGTCCAGCTGCTGCTGGTACTCCTCGCGGTTGATGTCGCCCACGGTCTGGAACATCTGCAGGAAGGTGTCAGTCACAGCATTCTCGTCGTTGCTCTTATAAGCATCGTGCAGCTTCTGGCGCAGATCGTTCAGCTTCTGATTGTTCTTGTACAGTTCAGAAAGATTCATGTTAATTTCTCCTTTTTGGTATTTAAAAAGCAGCATTCCAACGAAGGAAATGCTGCTTTACGGCTTATGTTCAGATATTGCAAAGCATCTGCATCAAGCTGAGCTTTGCGGGCGGTTCTTGGAGCTGCGGTTCAGCGGGCGGTGTCTCATCCTTATGCGGCACCATAAGCTGCTGCACGATCAAGCCGCGCACGCTCTGGGACACGCCGGAAGCATCGCCGGTTTTGCGGATGCTGGTTGCAATGCCTTTTTCCAGCATCGCGGCAGGGGAGTACCACGCCTTGCTGTTTACAAGGTCACGGGCGGCCTGTTCCTCCATACCGGCGTTTGTAAACGCGCCCAGCCCGATTTCGGTCAGCTGGTCCAGTGCATCCGCCGCGCTGCGCAGATCCTCGGCGTAACCGGCTGCAAGCTGGCTTGCCGGATGAAAGTAAAAGGCGCTCACATTGCTGGCGATACGTTCCTGACCAGCCAAAAACGGATAAATGGCAGCGCTGGCAACAAACCCATCTGCATAGGACGTGACCCGTGCGCGGCTGTCCTTCAGCGCGTTGTAAATTGCCCATCCTTCGGAAACGTTGCCGCCGAAGCTGTCGATGTGCAGATTGATCTCGGCTGCATCAGGGATTTTCTTCAGCTGCTGGACAAGGCTGTGCCCGCTAGTTTCCTGGCTGGCTTCATCGGCGTATCTTGTGATATCGCCAAAGATATAGATATCCGTATGCTCGCCAAACTGCTGGATATCAAAATAGGGTTTCGGCATATTATTCCTCCTTCGGGTTGCTTTCCGTGGCGGCATCTCTTGCAACGGTCTCCACGGTAGCGATATTTTTGGTCATCCAGTGGATGTTAGCCCATTCATCAGGCAGAGGTGCACCGCCGGTGGCCTCGCGCAGCTCGTTGATGCTGTATGCGGCGCTCTCAACGATTTTTTCAATGTTCGCCGCATTGGAGAACATATCAAAGTGCTGGATTGTGGAGGTGTCCGCATATACGCGGTCTCCGCGCAGCCAATCCGCCTTGGGAATGAGCTTCCGGCTGAACTCCTTGCTGATCTGCGCCGCCAGCGGGTCGATGCCGGTGGTCAGCCAGTGGGTGATAATGTCGTTGATGCCCGCCACATCACCCTGCACAAGCACAGGCGGGATGCCCAGCCCGCGCGCGGTAAAAGAAAAAATGTCATCAAAAAGGGCTTTGATGTCCCGCGTGTCTTTTGTGCCGGTGCCGTTGTTCATCAACTGGAACTCGTAGCCATCAAATTCCGGTAAAATGCCGGTGCCGGATTCCAAAAAAGGTTTATAGCTGCTTTCCAGCATGGCAGAAAACTTTTTCTCAAAATCGTCCTGACCGTTGGCAACCTGCGTGACGTGCACCTTCATGTGCTGACCGTTGTTCCAGACGTTGCTCTTAATGCTGGACTGCACCAGTTTTTTGTAGCTTTCATACAGAGCGTCCACAACTTTTTTTGCGTCATCACTGTTCAGGGTGAGGTGCAGCACTTCGCGTTCTTTCAGGTCGCGGGTGTATGACTGCTGCCCAACCTGTATTTGGCGGTATACATTTTCCTGTGTGGGGATGTACTCCGGCTTTGTCCAGCTGTCTGCAACCACAAGTTCAACGCTCCCACCGCGCGGAATCGGGACAACAAGCGCCTCGTTTTTGGCATAGAGCTTGTAGACTACTTTTTTCCAGAACGCCGTGCTGTTTTCGTTGACGTTCGGCTCTACGTTCAGCAGATAGTAATAATCCGATTTGACTGGTTGCCCGCGCTCGAACGTCTTAAACTCGCAGTTTGCAATCGCGTTCGCAATCAGGTTTACGCAGCAGTTAAATGCAAGGTCACGCAGCTGGTATTCCTGCCAGTAGCCAAGCATTTCGCAGGTCAGGTCATCGCCGTTCAGCAAAAAATCATGTGCGGTAATCTTCTGCTCGGGCGGCGAAAACCCGAAAAACTGTTTGATTTTCTCAGAAAAAGACATTGTTTTTCTCCTTCCGGCAAGTTACCAGCAAGTTACCAGCAAAATGCTCCGATCTTTGGCAGCTGCACCTGACCGGTGCCCAGATCGCTTTCCACCGTCATGGCTGCCGCCAGCGCCATGAACGGGTCTGTTTTTCTGCTTTTGCCCTCAATTTTGGCGTAAATGAAGTTTCCGGTATCCACGCCCTGACTTCGGCTGCTGCGCACGCGCTTGGTGTTGTTGACCGCCCAGCGCAGATGCGGCACATCGCCCCAAGTAAACAGGTTGCGGTTAAAGCAATCCTGTATCACTGGGTCAACCTGCATAATGTCACTGGGGCGTACCAGCTTCACCCGGTTTTTATCCTTCGCGTCAAAACCGATACTTTGCAGCGCTTCTGCCATCATGGTGTAACGGAAATGGTCAAGCGCCACTTTTTTTACGGTGTATTTCCGTCCGGCTTCCCGGATAAAATCCGTCAAAAGATACGGCGAGATGCTCACATCGTCTACATAGGTGCAGTCTCCGTTTTCGCACCACGTTCGCCATGGGGCTTTTACCCGGGGAAGGGTTTTGCTGTTGGCGCAGATCCATGCATGATTGATGTCATAGCGCTGGTCTCCTTTGCGGAAATGCAAGTCTACTGCCGCCCAGTCGTCCAATTCCGCGTAGTCGATGCCCACAGTGCAGCTCCAGCCAGCCATATCCGGCAGGGGGCGGTTTGTTGACCTGACGTTTTCGTAGTTGGTAACAGAAATTTCCTTCGCGCCGTCCCGGATGCCCATGCGTTTTGTGATAAAATCGCCGTTCTGCTCCGGGCGCTCTTTCCAGTCGCGGTATTCGTCGTGAATCTCCTGCATCAGATGCGGAAGATAGGGCAGGGAAGGGTTTGCCATGCACCAGTTTTCCGGGTCGTGCACCTCGTCCTTGGTGTTCAGGCAGCAGATGAACGGCAAAAAGCCCTCATCCGGTTCGCCCTCAAACAAAATGCGCCGACCGCGGGCAAGGTAATCGTCCAAAGGACCGTCCGATACATCGCCGTTGGATGTAAAAAAGCCAACGCGAGGTTCTGCAACCTTGCCTTGGCCGGTAATAAACACCTTGATGTTGTCGTAATTCTGGTACTGATGCACCTCGTTGAAGATAACCGCGCCGGAACGCATACCGTCGCGCCCCTTGGGGTTATTGGTGCGGCCTTTTACCTCGCCCAGATTCTTGCGTCCCTGCAGCACCTCTTTTGTGTGGTAGTAAAACCGCGAAAGCTTGGCTTCATACTTTGGGTTTTCCAGTGCCTCCACGATATCCTTCACAGGGGTGACGGCCTGCTCCTCGTTGTTGGCGCAGATGTCCACGTTATAGTGCGGCACCGGGTTATATGGGCTGATGAACGCCGCCGAGGAAATGGCAATCACGCCATCTTTGCCGCCGCCACGCCCTAGCATGGCAAACAGAGTCTTGAACCTGGGGCTTCCGTCTCTGCGATAGGTGCACATCCAAAGCCCCAGCGCGAAGGTCTGCCACGGAAAAAGACGGTCATAAGGAAAATACCGGGCGATGCGGAAATACTTCCGCATACGCTCGGTATCCACATAAATATCTTCTGTCGCAAAAACGCGCCGGATCAGTGCAACAAGGGCGTGCTGCTCCTTGCAAGCACGCGGAGCATTGTTCTCCACCTGCTCAATGTACTCCAAGATCTCCGGTGGGATGTTACAGCTCATCGTCCTCGCTGGGCTTCGCCGCCATAAACTTAAACGTCTGCACGATCCGCAGCAGCGTTGATACGGTGGAGTTGGCTGCGCTGGCAGTCTGGTTGTAAACCTGAATGGAAGGGTTTGCTACTTCAATTTCCGCGCCGCGCGGGGTGGTCTTTACCACGGTAAGACCGCGCTCGTTTATGTCGTTTTGCGCCTGATCCAGAAGATCTATCTGCATAACATAACGGTCCAGCGTGGAGCGATACAAAAAATTTGTGTCGCAGTTGGCTTCCTTTGCAGCCTGCTCGATCTCCGCCAGTTCCATCCGGTATTTTTCGCTGGCGGTGGCCGGTGTTTTTCTTTTTCCCATCACGATCTCCGTTTCATCCATATTTGTGCAATCTGTATACCATCCTCGCGCGTGTGCGTGCGCGCAAGCCTAGCTCGCCGATCAGGGGACACCACGAATAAGGGCTCGACCCGCTCAGCCCGTTTTTTCGGAAGGGGGGTGTACACAGTCTTTTATAATTCGCGGCCATTCATTTTCTAAGTCTTCCAGCGCGCGGATAAATCCCTCTTGCAATTGTAATTTTACAAACTCTTTGCACCATTCATCTCCAAGAGATAAGTGCTCCGGCGTCAAGCAAAAATACAGTTTTACATAATGATTACAATTATCAGGCGATGGCATTCAATCCCACCTTTCTAATGTCATCGGCGCACTGCCGCTGCATTTCCGCAGCCGCTCCGGGTGACAAACTGTTTCGTGGCAGTCCTTGCATACGCTGATAAGGTTGCGCTGTTGATTGCCGTCTACATCCGTGTACCAGATATCCAACGCCATCTTGGGAGCACGGCGCACATGGTTTACATGGTGCACCAGCTCTGCCCGCCGGTATCTCCCGCGCTCTTTGCACAGCTGGCATTCGTGCTTGTCCATGTCCAGTACCTTGTGCGATAACCGCACCCACTGCGAGGAGCAATAAAACGGATGCACATCACCGGATCCTATCAAAGAACAAAGCCATTTGTAAAACTTATCAGTCATGAGTAGTTAAGGCTTTCTTTTCCACGATTTTGCAGCGCCATCCCAACGCAGCCCATGCCCCCAGTGCTTCATGCAGCTGCAGCGTGTTTTCGGTGTTTTCCATCGGCAGAGTCATGGTTTATCCCTCCAAGCCTTTATCCTTTCCATCCTTTTTTCCAGTAGGTTTCCACCTTGAAATCCAATCCAAGCCGCTGCATTTTCTTTTTAGATACATAAAATTCATTGGTATCAAAAATTCGTTTATTTATTGAATTTGAAGCCAGTTTTGCAACAACATGATACCCGTAGTCTTCCATCTGCTTTAAGGCTCTTTTTGTGTCTCCTTCTGCCACTCGTAAAACGAAGGAATTTATATTGTGTTTTTTCAGGTAGTCCCATTGCTGGCTTCTTTTCATGTGCACCGGTTTTTTGTCCCCATCAAGAACGTCAAAGCCTTTGTTCCAGTTGCAATGTACATCGCTCAGGCTTCTAAACGCTTTCATGGCCGCTGTGCTACGTTTACTCAGCCAACCATTTTTTGAATCGGTTTCTAAATCATCGTAGACACGCACACCGTCTTTTCCAACGGTAAAAAGCTCTTTTTCTCTTGCGCCAGCTCCACCCCCTCCGCCCGCTCTCGTGGAACTGCCTGAGCCTCGTTTACTCACGGTAATGTCTCCTTTCGTATTGGAATGGTTTTATTTTGGTAACGTTCCAGTCAAATTCATCAGGGCATTTGCCATACCACAATATGCCGCTCGGTTGCAGCACTTCCAGCGCCTTACGGCAGTGCTTAGCAAAGCATTCTGCTTCGTATGGGTCGGACTGTGTTCCGTGGCTCGAAATGCTCACGATGGCGTTTCTGGGCTCGCCGTCAAAGCACCAGTCATAGCTTTGCTCTCCACACCAGCAAAGCGTTGGGATAACGTGAATACCGTGCGCCTGCCAGTATGCGGCAAGCCAGTGCTTTTTGTAATGCATAAAAAGCTGCACCGCAAGCGGCATATCACTGTACAAAGAAAAATCCGGCGAACATACCGCGCCGAACTGTTGCAAAATCGGGATATATTTATCCGGGTAGTTCCAGAACCGTTCAAACTGGTAATCGTCCTTGTAAAAGTGCACGCCCTTGCTTTTTTTGTCAGTTGCTGTCATAGCATAGTTGACAGGTATCCATTCCAACCTGTCTATACGGACATCCGTTTCGGGTTTGATTTCAGGGATTCCATACTTGCCCACGCCCGGAAAAATCATCTTTTCGGTGTTCTCCATTGGCAGAACCATGACACGCGCTCCAAACTTCAAAAGCCAGATTTAAAAATTAAAGCTATTTCAAGCTAAACGTTAATATAAGCAGCACTCCCAGTATACATTCAGTTTTTCGGACAACGTAAACGGGTGGAGTGCTGCTACATCCGGTACTTTCGCCGCCAGATGCCCGGCTATCTGCGCAGCCCCCTCACAGGGTACGCAAATGGCATTCCCGGCAGGGACTGAGCCTGCAGCCTCTGGTTTTGGAGACCAGCGCTCTACCAATTGAGCTACGGGAATATATCATGCCGCGTGCAGGAATCGAACCTGCAACGACCCGGTTATGAGCCGGATGCTCTGCCGGTTGAGCTAACGCAGCGTAAAAGAATGCCCGCCTGCAATGCACGGTGCACATCATGCATAACAGGCGGGTAAAAATATTTTCGAATAAATTGTATCAGCAGCTTTTGCTAATCTGCGCGGATAACAGGCCGCGCCCCTTGCATACAGCCGCGCCCTCCGATCTCTGCCCTCGGCTCACGCTTTGTGCGGCTCGCCTGAAAACCGATACTCCAGACGATGCGCACAAAATTACTTTTGAATGCTATTTGAAAAATTTCCCGGAACACAGGTGCAAGCACGCAGCCTTTTGCAATAGACCAAAACAGTTTGCCGAAAAGCTTAAGCATGAATTGCACTCCTTTCCAAGGTGTCCACAGTGGACACCCGCCGGGTTTGATTTTGTTTTGTGTGCGCCGCTGGATCTTGAAGCGGACGGCGCGGTGATCCATTGAGCACAGGAAAATTTTCGAAACCTGTGCTATGTTTCCCGCCGGGGCTCGTCATGAGGATGCAGACATTCACGGTTCCGTCAATGTCTGCATTATAATTTTACCACATCAAAATGGGACATTCTGGACATTTCGACCTTTTTGTGACATTCCGACCATTTTGTGACACGGCTTTTGCGTAGCTACGCAGAGAAGTGGCACAATGTGAATTTTGTGTCAATTGTTAAAAACCGGTCATTTTGAGCACAAGACATGCCATTGTGTACCCAAGAACGCCGCCCAGCACGACAGATGCTGGTGTGAATACCATGAGTATCTTCCGCACTGTCCACCCGCTTTTCCATGCCCACCGCACGGAAAACATACACACCGGAATGCTCAGGCAAGCCATAAGTACAACGGCTGCCAGCCAATAAACAAAAATCATATAGCCACTCCATTCCCGCTACTCATCGGCATACATCCTTGCGCCACAGGATGGGTAATAATTCCACATATCGTCAGGCGGCTCATAGTCCTAATCGTTAGATATTTCGCAGGCGCAATGTGAGCACTGGAAGCGGGTAGCCGTAACCGGGTCATCGTCGTCTACCGGCTTCCATGTACCCCGCCGGGGTTTTGGAGCTGCGTTTGGCATGGCGTCAATAAAATCCTTCACGTCCTGTAACGTGTGAATTTTTTCATCGGCCGCAAACGCATTAAGCATGGTTTCCGGGATGCCTGCGTCCTCGTATTTTTTGAGTCTCTCCCGAACGGTAGCAAGAGCCCACGACAGTGTGTAGTGCTCCGCCAGCAGTCCTTCGATAGTCTCCGGGCCGTCGAACAGGTGCTCGAACAGGGTTATATCGAACTCCTCCTGCGTTCCATCAATGTCGATATCTGCATTGTGTGCCTTAATAAGCTTTTTCATGTAGTCATTGAGACTTATGCCCCTGCTGGGCATCTGCACCCATCCGTCCTCTCCGCGCACAAAGAGATTAAGAGCCTGCGAGTAATTCCCGTCCGGTGTGTCAGTCGTTATTCTTCTTTGTGGAAACATATTTTTTCCTCCTCACAATGCAGTCCACTCAGGACTTGTGTTGTTTTTTGAATGGTTTCTGTCGGAATTGGCATATCCTCCGGTTTTACACCGGCGTTTTTCATCTTGGAGCCACACTCACCGCAGTATTTGTCAGCCACACAGTCAATGTGGTGGCATTTCTTGCACCGAAAGTGCTCACATGAAAATCTGTACGGATTCAACTCCCACTCAGAAACCGGCCGTAGCGTTTCCGGGTCGATGGTGGGAGCGGTCAGCACAAGCATATACGCAGCACGACCGCTGTACCGCACCTCACGCAAAAGCGCATTGGCATCAATCAATCTTCTTTCTCCCATGGTCTGTTGTGTCCCTCCATCGGAATGTATCTGTTTACGCACTGGACGTTGTTGCAAAATCGTTCGGTGCCGATAACCCGCAACGGTTTCCCACAAATTGGGCAAAACTTCGGCGTTCCGGGTGTCTGGTACGGGCTTTCTTCTCTCTGTCCGTAAGTGGTCAGCGTTAATATACACGCAAGAGAGTTTGGCTCAGCTGTAGAAGGGCACCGAAAACGCACCCTGCAAGAAACGCAATCCATAAAATCACCCTACATTCTTTTGGATCCACCGGTAAACCCTCCGGCGAATAGATTCTGCGTCCACGTCAAAGCCCTGCTCGGTAAGCTCCACGGCAACGTCCTGCGGCTTTTTGCCCTCTACGCAGATCGCCGAGAGCATTGCCCGGAGCTCCGGGTCATCGCAGTCCTCCACCATGTGCACGCCGATGTTGTACAGCTTGTTCTGCATACGGTTGATGTCTTTCAGTCGCCGGATCTCCGCAGCACGCTGGTTGTAGGAGGAATCTGCGGTCCCGGTCACTGTTACATGACCGAGAACGCAGCTGTTGCCCTCGCCGTGAAAAGCTTTTACCACATCCGAGGCAGCCTGCGGACCATCTGCCTGTAGAATCTCCAGCCGCTCAATGCGCTGCCGACGTTTGGCAATGTCATAGGGTATTGCATATAGACGGCGAAATTCGTGTGGCTTCATCCGGCAACCTCCCAAAATTTATTTCAGCTCAAAGTAATTCGTCAGAATATCCGTAATGCCGGAGTGGAAACCTATCCAGCCGCAGGTGAAAAAGCTGTTGTCCTGCAGGATGATGGCGTAGTCATCACAGGTCTGACCGGCGTCCTCTCTGGTGGTGTCTATCCGCTTCCACAACGTTGCCCCGCCGGGCAGAGGCTGCTTGTAATACGCAAGCCGGAAACGCACATCTTCCCATTCCAGTTCCCACGCTGCATTTGCGCCCAGCATTTTTTCTGCCAGCTTGTGCAGCGTGTCCCTCCCATGGGCTTGCTCCTTCGGCGGCTCGTGAATCTCCACAGGTTCTGTCCTGTACGGTGATGCCGTAGGTTTAGGTGCATCGTTCTGGGCTCTTTTTTGCTTCTCGTGAGCCTTTTCCACGATTGCGATAGCTTCCGGTGGCAATTTCCACTCGGCATAATCCGGGTTTACCGGTACCGTTTCCGCAGGTTCTTCTTTCTGCTCCGGTTCTTCCGGTGCAGCGCCCATAAAACGCGCATAATCCTGTGCGCTGCGGTACGCTTCCATCAAGCCGATCTCTCCGGCCTTCAAGCGCTCCTTGATGACCTCATTCTCGCAGGAGGCAATCACGTTCAAGCGGGCAGCAGCGCCGGTGGACAAGCCCAGAATGCGGCAAACCTCGTCACGCACCTTGCCTTCCAGCTGTCCGGCTGCTTTTTTCTTGGTCAGCGCATCCTTCAGCGCCTCGTACTGCGCCAGACGCTCGCCATCGGTCAGGTCACGGGCGGTGGCGTTCGCCGTGATGAGCGCAATGCGGTCATCCAGTTTGCCGTGGCTTTCCCTAATCAGGCAGGGGAGAAAATCAAACCGCGTGTCTCCAAGCGTTGACAAAATCCCGCACGCCGCCCAGCGCCGGTGCCCGCTGATGAGCATATAGCAGTCCGTTTCATCCTCCATCGGGATGACTTCCAGCGGCTGCCGGAGACCGTTCTGCCGAATGTCATCCCTCAGGTTCTCCATATCGCCGAGGGTGTAGATCTCGAAATTTTCCGGGTTCGGGATGATATTCCGGCTCGGAATCATCACCACCTGCATCTGCTGCCCCGCCGGGGTGACCGTCTGGCTCTGGGCATTCATCAGGCTATTCAACAATCCAGTGCTCATTGTTTTACCTCCTTCGGCGGCAGCGGCATCCAGCCCACCACGTGAGCATCTACACGGTTATTGTAAATGTCATCCTGGTTAAAATAACGATATTCCCACCAGCCTTTAGGAATAAAGTAATCATCGCTTTCTTCATCGTAGGTTCCCCATTCGAAAATTTCTTCCCAGTAGAAAGCGCTCTTTTCGGACAAGACTGTACCATCTTCGTAGTGAGCCGTCGTAATCCCATATCCACCGCAGGCGGTTTTAAACAGAATCAGCACATCTTCTTCGACCTTGGGCGGGTCTGTTTCAGGGTTGCGCCATCGCTGAGCATCGGTTTCAAGTGCTACAGTTGGCGTGGTATCGATGTAATCAAGCACATCATACAAGGCATAGCCTATAAAAGCGCCGGATGCCGAAGTTTCTCTGTCGAACGCTTGAATTCTTTCCTCGATGCGCTTACGCAGCACATCCGCATCAATCGGTCTCATTCATTCGCCCTCCACGCATTTTTTAACCAGCTGTGCCAGTGCCTTATACTGGGCGCTGGTCTTGATGTTCCGACAGACCTTGTGCACCGGCAAGTGCCGTGCCTTGGCTTCCTTGACCTTCACGCTGTAATCGATGCGCAGGATGCTGTTATCCGGGTTGCGGAAGGCAGGCAAGTCCATGCTGGCGATCTCGTTGATGGTGTCCACACTGTACCTTCCACGGGTGTACTTGGTAGCCAGCACGCCCATCACTTCCAGCTGCGGGTTGTAGTTTTCCCGGATAGCATCCACCTGCTCGCGGATCTCGTCCATGCCGTCCATCGCCCACTCGTCGCAATCCACCGGGATGATCACCCAGTCTGCAGCGGCCAGCGCATTGACGGTAGCCATGTCGATGTCAGGTGGGCAGTCAATAATGCAGTAGTCATAGTCGTTGCGGACGGTGTCCAGCGCCTTGCGCAGCCTGTCCCACTGCGGCCGCAGTACATCCAGCATCACGTTCTTGTTGGCAAGCAGCATCTCCATGTTGCTGGGTGCCAGATCGACGTGCTCAAAGTCCGTCTGCATGATCACATCCTGCATTTTGGCGTTCAGGGTAAGCACATCGCCCATGGTCTTGCGGCCATAAGCAAATCGGTTGAAAAACTTGGTGGTGTTGCCCTGCTTGTCCAGATCCATCACCAGCACCCGCCGGGACCAGATCTCTGCCAGCAGGCAGGCAAGGTTGCAGGCGGTGACGGATTTTCCAACGCCGCCTTTCAGGTTGATGATTGCGATTTTTGCCGTTGTTCTCATGACGATCCCCATTCTCAAATTCTTGCGGCTTTTGCGGCCTGCTGCTGGATGCTGTCCCAGCTTTTGGCAAACCACGCAAGCCATGTTGTGCATTTCTTGTAATAATTCGGCGAGCACGCCTTGCAGGGGCAGTTCCGGCAAGGGCTGCTCTTTGGGAGAGGGTAGAGCTCCTCGTTCCAGATCTCCTGCATCAGCGCCTACCTCCTCCGCCGGCTGCGATGCTGTTGCCCTTTGCCTGATAGTAATGCTCCATGGTAGTGGGAGCGTTCAGCAGTACCGCCCGTATGTAGCCCCTAATGTTGTGGACAGGCTTTGTGCTGTTGAGCAGGGCATCCAGAACGTACTCGATGTGCTGGCTGGTAAGCTTGTCCAGCCGCTTGCGGATGGACTGCGTGGTCTGCGGATACTGCCCGATAATCTGGATCGCGCCGGGGCAGCAGTACATATCCGCAATATTGTCCAGCAGTTCCTCCAATTTCTCAGGCTCGTACCGGCGCTCCAGCGTATCCAGTTCCAGCTGCTCCCGGAATCGTTCCAAGGCATCCTCTCGTGCGGTATCCAATCCATCCATCGCATCCGCTCCGCGCTCCTCGCGCGGATAGATAGGTTTCCCTATAGGTTTCCCTATATATTTCCTGTCTACACTTTTTGTAGGGGTCTGGATACACTTTTTGTAGGGGTCTGAATACACTTTTTGTAGGGGTACAATTTTTGTAGGGGTACAATTTTTGTAGGGGTCTGCGCCATCCTCCGGCACCGTTTCCGGGGTTGGATTTCGGACTGCAACGTACTGGTTCACGAGGATGCCGCCCACCATGGTTTTGTGCTCCTTCAGCAGTCCGCGTGCCAAAAGTTCCTTGACGATGTTCCGGGCACCGTTTTCGCTCAGGCCTGTCCAGTCGGCAAGGTATCCGTACCCGCCTTTATAGACGCTCTCGCCGTCCTGAGAGAAGCCGTAGATGATGGCATACACCGTCAACTCGTTGCCTTTCAATCCAAGTTCGGTGCGCATCCAGCGCTGCAGGACAACATAACTGTCCTGTTTCGGTTTTGTTTTACTTTTCACGCCTTACCCCCCCTAAAACGGCAGATCGTCGTTATCATTTATCACAGCAAAGTCGTCTGCGCTGCTCTGTGAAAAGCCGGTCTGTGCCTTAGCCTGTTCCACATGGCTTGCAGTCTGCTGCTCATAGGAGGGCGCATTCTTGCCGTCCTGACGCTTTGCGCCAGCAAAGCTGATATTGTTTGCCACGACCTCCACAGCGGTGCGGCTGTTGCCGTTCTTGTCCTGATAATTCCGGGTCTGCAAGCTGCCATCAATGGCGATCATGCTGCCCTTCTGGAAGTACTTGAACACAAAATCAGCCTGCTGCCGCCATGCCACGATGTCAATAAAATCTGCCTGCCGTTCCTGACCCTGCTGCACATAGCTGCGGTCGCACGCTATGCGGAAGCTGCACACACTATGCCCCTGCGTGGTGGTGCGCAGCTCTGGATCAGCGACAAGCCTGCCCATGATCGCTACAACGTTGAGCATTTCAAATAATCCTTTCCGACCACCGCCATCCACTGGCGATGACCATACACATCCTCAAAACTGCGCTGTGCCTGCTTTTTCAGGTACAGACGCAGCTTGTGGTCAAAGTGGGCGCTGTAGCCCGGCTCGTTGTGGTGCCGGTGGCAGAGATAGACTTTCAGGCCGTACTGCTCCGCCACCGGGCGCAGCGGACCGTTGAGCACATGATGCTCCTCTAAGTCCTTAACAGTCACAACGCCGTACTTCATCCGGCAAACGTAACACTCCCGCCGGGACTGCATAATGGATTCAGGCAAGGAAATCACGCCCTTCCAAGATCCGCTTGTAGGTCTCTACGTAGGGGTAAATCTTCACGCACTCAAACGTCACGTTTTCAGCATCTGCAAGTTTGACTACCTCTTCGCCGTTTTCAATGCAGTATCTGACGGCTTTCATATACTCCACAAGGCCGCGCGCAGTGTTCGCGCAGACACCCCGCGCCATCAGCAGCTTTTTGAAACGTTTCTGCGTCATATACTCACTCCCCCTCGTCCAACATGCACATGTCAAAAATTGTTTCATTAGTAAACCGTAGTGGCAGACCAAAATTACGATTTCTGGTGAAAGCGCATTCTGACATCCCAGAAAAAGTAAATGCATCCTTTGCGTACTGAATGTACAATTGTGTGACAGACAAAAGTTTTGGCCAAACGGTCAAAATAAACTTCTTGTCTTTCAAGCGCTTTCCGCGTTCTAAAAGCTGGTACAGCCGCACAAGCAGCTTGTATTCGTAAGATGTTCGGCTAATCATTTTTTCGGCACCTCCTGCCACTCCTGCCAGTAGGCGGTAACATTGGGGTCATTGACGCCCATTTCCGCCAGCCGGTCAAATATTCCGTCGATCAGCTGCCCCATCTGCTGCGTGGTAAAGGCGCTGGAGCCTTGGCTGCACTTGACGGTGCAGCGGTTGCCGTTCAGCAGCTCCACAACGTGCACCAGCCGGTAAGACTTGCGCAAGATGGGTACAGCACCCACCGGTACCTCCAAGTAGTCGAACGCCGCACCGTACTGCTCCAGCATTTCGGTGTAGCAGTCCTCCGGGGTCACACCGCCGGTGCGCCCGCCGTTGTAGTGGTCTGCCATGATGGTAAGCAGCGCCCACATCATACGGTTCTGGGGCAGGGTGCGGTTTTTGCGTTCCAGATCTACCGACAAAATCAGATGCAGCGGCTTGCCGTGCGCCAGCTCGTCCAGCTTCTGCCGGATCTGTGTTTCCACAAATTCCGCAGAGTTTTCCACGACCACACGCCGGGTGACCGGGTCATACACCACCGGCAGCTTGCCGATCACGCCTCTGGCCATAAGATCTTCTTACCCTCGCCGGTGACGAACTGCACCATGGTGATGCTGCCGGCGTCATCGTAGGCGAAGCGGTCGACCTTCAGGCTGGTTTGCAGCCGACAAACGCCCTTGTCATCCTTGACGATGGGCACCTGCGTGCTCTTGAGCACAATATCATCCAGCTCCATCACGTCCCTGCCGACACCCCAGAAGGAGGCAGCGGACACAAAGCTGGTGACCTCCCGCATCAGAGCCGGGTCACGGCAGGGGAGGAAAAGCCCGCCCGCGTCCTTGTACACGAACTCCCGCTCCTGCGGGCAGTATACGCCCACCTGGCACCACAGCCGACCATCGGCAAAATAGCGCCGCATGGTCCAGCCCGCAGCGCCAAAGGTTTTGTCCATCATATCGCGCACGGCATTGGCGCCGGGGAGCAGTTTCAGCTTGATTGCATCCTCGCTGATGGCCTTGATCAGCACTGAGACCGCCTGCGGGGCTGTCTGCGGGGCTTTTGGCACTTCAACAGGGAACTTGACGTCTGGGGCACAAACAGCCGCAGAAGCGCTCTTCTGCGGCCTGCCGCGCCCGGAAGCTTTTGGCGTTGCCAACCTTACCACCTCCATCAGTAGGGGCTGGAGGTGGCGATCTGCGCCGCCTCGCCCAGTGAATACTTGTCGATCATAACGCGCATCTCCGTAACCACCTGCTGGATGGTGTCCGGCGGCAGCTCTGCCATGCGCATAGCGGCGATGGCGTAGCCGGTTGCGGTCTCCTCGTAGGTAGGGGATTTAGGCATCGGGTTCATCAGCGTTTGCAACCGCATCCAGATCCTCCTCTGCTTCCAGTGCTGCGTCATTGTACGGGCATCCGCGCACCTGGCTTTCCAGAATGTTGCGGCAGAAGGTGCACGCATCCCGTGCGTCCTGCACGCTGAGCGGCTCTGCAAAGTCCCGCATCACCTTCATCATGGCTTCGCCGGCCTTCTTGGCCTGTGCGCTGTACTGGCGGCGGAAATGCCCGCCTTTACGTTCGTGGATCATAATACATACCTCCAAATTTTATTTCTGCGCATTGCGCTGGTAGCGGCTTTTGTTTTACTTCCTGCCGCCATCGGAAGGCTGTCTATGTTCCAGCAGTCACCGACACTACTTTTCAACTGTTTATTACCGGGTGCGAGTCTTACGGATACAAAGTCACCCACCTTTTGACGCAGTAGGTTGTTGCGGATTTTTTTTACTAGTGCTGCTATCTGCACATTACCGGCTTCTCAAGGCCCGCCGGGGTCCCGTGTGGTCCCAATCCACACATCTTGTCACAATAGGCGCGAAACACAAAATAATGTTTCGGCGGCCTAAAGGGGATGGCAGCGGCTTTTGTTTATCCACCTGCCGCCATTGGTGTAAAACAGGAAAGTTAGCTCTGAAGCCCTTCCTGCATTGCCGTTTCCAGAAGATGCCGGAGATCTTCCAGAACGTTCTCATAGATCTTTTTCTCCCGGTCGGAGATGCGTTCATCTTCCAGCCGGCACTGATACTTGCCGATCAGATAGCAGATCCGCTCACGGGTACGCATTCCATTTTTGCTTGCCATTTTGCGCCACCTCCAAAAAGTCTTAATGTTCTTCCAGCCCCTCCAGCTCAGATATCACGTCGAGGATTCTCTGGATCTGTGCGGCAGACCTGCGGTCATCCAGTGCCATGTACTCTGCGTTTTCCCGCTGGTAGTCCTCGCTTGCGTCCAGATAGTGCTCAAAGGCGTTTATGCTGTCGTTGCAAATGCTCATGGCAGCCAGTATCAGATACCGGATTGTGGTGGAGATCTCGCGGGTCGGTGCGCCGCGATCCACGCTGTCTTTCACCGCCTGATCCGCCTTTTCCGGGTCGATCAGCCTGCCCGCCGGGGCAAAACGCCGGAAAATATCACAGCTTTTTTCAGTTTCCATAACGTTTCCTCCTCAGTAAGTCCCAAATTCCTGATCCAGCAGGGTATCCAGCCGGATGGTGTTGCCGCGGCCGGAGCCTTCCTGCCCGGCCATGTTAGACCAGCCTTCCGGGTAGCGCTTGCGCACATACCGCGCCGGGATGCCCATACATACGCTGACCTGCTCCAAAGTCAGCCGGATGCAGCCATATCGGCCAAATATAGCAGCGTAGCTCTCGTGCCACGCTTCGTTTCTAGAAGATCTCGCCACGTTCCTTCAACTCCTTCTGTCTGCGCTGCCACTCCTTAAACTTGCCGTAACTCATGCCCTTCGCTGCGGCAGCAGCATTATCATCCACGAGCATGTCATGGTTGGTTTTTGGTTTTTCCTTGGGTCTTACAATGCCGGTCTGCGTGCCGGTGTCCACGATGGACTTTCCGTATCTGCGCTTTTTACAGGCATCGCAAAACATTTTGCCGGGGTCCACGCCGTACATCATCGTGCCGCACTCTTTGCAGGGCTTGTCTACCTTGCGGTGTCTGCCGCGAGAAAGCTTCTCCTTCGGTGCAGGCTTTGGCGGCGGTGCGGGCTTTTTATCCTTCGGTTTTTCTGCCCGAACCCGCCGGGCGCGTTCTCTTGCTAGTTCCAGATGCACCTTCTCGCCACAAGAAAGGCAATACTTCCGGTTCGCCGTAGACCCCGTCGGCAGTGCCTTGCCGCAAACGCTGCAATACCGCACAACGGGCGGATTTTCGCAGTAAGTGCCCTTGCGCCGCATATTGCAAACGCGGTTAGTCTCTTTTCTTTTGAGCTTGCGGCACGCATCACAAAATCTTCTGTTGCTCCCGGCGCTTTCCGGCAGCACCGCGCCGCATATTTCGCAGCGGTGGATAGCATCACTCATGGTTCCGCGCCCTCTCATAGATCCGCTTCCGTGCCGCACGCCGCCGGGCGTTCTCGGCACGCATGTACTCGTCCCAGCAGCACAGCAGGTAAGGGGCAAGAACCAGCGCCGGCGCGATGATCATAACCATCAGCCACATCTCGGTGCAGGCTGCATGGTAGGGGTCGCGTCCCAGGGCGACCATCAGATCAGCCAAAATAAATGAACAACTTCTCATACCATCAAACCTCCTATGCGCCATGCCAGCGCCATAATTAAGCTAAAATACGCCAGCCAGACCCCCAGCATTTTGCGGGGCGGCCTTGTGGTGCAGATAAACAAAAACGCCATCAGGCAGCAGCCTGCCATAAAGCACATCAGATAAACCAACATCCGCGTCACCTCATTTTCAGCGCAATCTCAATGTCCGCACGGGGGTTATCGTTATAGTACAAGCCATTGATGTACTTGCGCACAACGCTTTCGCTCCAGCCACACGCCGCCGCAAGGTCGCGGCTGGTCATGTTGTTTACTTTCATGCGTTTTCTCACTTCGCCCATCCATTCAGGCGTAACGGTCGTCCGTTTCATTCTTTCACCTCGCTTGCGCACAATTGTTCATGTTTTCCCGCAAAAAACATTGCCAAGCCATACGAGATGGTGTAAAATGATATTGCGGTTATCATTTTTACTCTTGGCAATATTTTTGGGTTTAGGGCAGAAAGCAGATCGGAAGGTACGCGCGACCCTCTGCTTCTTGCACCCGGTGCCCGCGCATAGGCACCTGATCAACAGGACGGTATAAGAAAATCCCCCGCTTAGCTGTGAAGGTTCACCGCGGCGTGGCAGCCCTGTGAAGTACCGGCAGCGATCGGAGAGTATGGGGACTTCTGGTCAGCCGCTCGGTATGGTTGTATTATAACTCAAATAAACTCAAATCGCAATAAGTTTAGTTGAGTTTGTTTGAGTTTGTATGTTTGCACAAAAAAGGAGGTGAGATTTTGTTCTTTGATAATTTTGATAGATACTGCAAGCAATTCGGAAAAACCAATTCCGAGGTAACTAAAGCGATTGGTCTTGACCCTTCGTCCTGTACAGGATGGAGAAACGGTTCTGTACCAAGAAACAGTACCTTAAAAAAGCTTGCAGACTACTTTGGCATTACCGTTGAAGAACTTATGGGCACAAAAAAAGAGCCCGCCGGGATGGGCGGGCTCAAATGGGAATGGGCTGATGTAGAAGCAGCCTATAAAAATGCAACGCCGGAAGCGCGCGCAGCCGCAAAAGCCGCAGCACTGGCCGTGCTGGAAAACGGAAAAGCAAAGGAAGAGTGACCACAATGGATTTTGAGCAGCTGGTGCTATCCACCGAGGACCTGAACGCGCTGCGCGTGATAGCACAAAAACCGGTGGATTGTACCTCCGAATGGACAGAAAGAGTAAAAACGCTGTACGAGAAAAAGCTTGTCGAGCAAAAAATCTCTCTATCCAAAATGCAGATACGCGGCTATGTGTATCAAATCACCAAAGACGGTGAACTTTATCTACGCTATATCAATCGCCGAGAAAATGAAAAAAACTTTGAAAACAATATGTCAACGCTTTCGCTGAACGAGACGCGGTTTGCCAACAAGCTGTCAGTTCTTGCCCTGATCGTCTCGGCTATCGCTCTGCTCGTCTCCATCTTCCGGTAACGGCATGACAACGCTGGTAAAGACCCGATGGCAAAAAGACATTTCTAACAGGCAATGCAAAGCATCAGGCAGATACATGGCAGTCTGGTATGGGATTTTCCGTTCTGCCATGATTTGCATGATTTCTTTTGCAAAGTCAAACGTTTCTTGAGGAATCGGTTTATCTTTATCCAGCGCTAAGCTGTGGTTGTAGAATCCCCCAGTAAGCGAGCAGGTAGGAAGTATGGGGAATTCTTCCGAGAATTTGCTTGTGTCTTTCTCGCAAACATTTTTCTTGCGGGGAGTTTCAAACATATAAGGTCTCCTTTCTTGTGCGGCAGCTGGTTCAGGACGCCTGTGCAGCATCTTCGGTTTCGGAATGTTCTAGCAAAACGCCCATTACAATGCCCCAAAGCGCGGGGTGCTCTTTCAGGTAAGCAAGAAATTTGGCGTCAGACATAAGAAACACTCCTTTTTGTTGTATTTGACAATTTTATATTACAACTGTCATCGTTGAAAATCAAGAGGAAAGAGGGATTTCGAATGAAAATTGCGGAAAAATGCAAAGTTGTTGTGGCAGGCGCAATTGTGGCTGCGCTGATGGCAGGTACAGCGTTGCCCGCGCTGGCCGCCAGCCCCGCCGGGGACGTTCCCTTTGCGGTGCTTGCGCAGCAGAATAGTACTGTAACGCCGGAGCAGGTGGAAGCACTGATTAGCCAGATTGCCCCGGTTACTCTGGAAAGTGAGACTGCAATCAATAACGCACAGGCGGCTTTCAATTCCATGCCGACAGAATGGCAGTCGATGGTTTCTAACTACGACAAGCTGAAATTGTATCAGGAAGAACTAGAAGATCTTCAGGTGGATGCACTTGCCGAGAAGTTAAACAATACGGTTTACCGCGAACATGATGACGTGGAAAACGTGGACTTTTTCTTTTGGAAGGATTACCCCAAACTGAATCAGACAAATTTTATTCTTCCTTATTTTTGCGTTGTTGATAATAATGTTCAACCGTTACGGTTGATGTACACTTATTACGCAAAAAACTGGATTTTCTGGGACGAAATAGTTTATTCAGTGGACGGAGAAGTTTACAAGAAAGAAATCGACAGAGCCAAGAAAAGTGAAAAAGTTGTAAAAGAAATTTTTTCTGGCGATGTTTATGTCTGGGAGCTTGGTGATGATATTGCAGATGAGCAGGAAATCTCAATGCTGAAAAAATCCATCAGTGCAGAAAAGGTGACATATAGATTTAAAGGAGATAACGCGCAGTTCGATTATAAAATGAGTACTTATGTAAATGACCGAAACGCTATATCTCAGATTATGGAAGCTTACGATTGCATGAGTGCAGCATCACCGGCTGTTCGTGCGCGAGCACTGGAAAAGGTAGAAGCGCACAAACAGGGAAGTAAATTTATAAAGTTTGCATATTGAGCCTAGAAGTATTATGAAAAACAATCAGCAAAAATCACCCGGCTGTCTGTATATCCTGTTTAACGTTTTTGTGGTTATGCCTTTTCTGGTTTTTCTTGTGTTTTTCGTTTTTGCGTTTTTGTTTACGCTTTGCAGTAAGGTACACCCGGCAGTTTTAGTTTTGATTCTTATTGCCATTTCGGCCACTGCCGGATATGCCCTTTATAAAAAGCACGAAAAGAAAAAGCAAGCAGAGCAAAACCACATTGAAACTGTTTTGCAGCGCACGGTGGACTACCCTGACCCCGTAATAAGAGAACCGCGCCAAGCGCCGCAGCCGCCAGATGGCTTGTATGAGCAGGATCATCTGGCTAAACTTGCCGCCGATCAGGGCAAAAGACGCGCTGCAGACGCGCATTATCAAGCGGTCGTCATTGACTTCGAGACCACCGGCCTAAACTGCGACACAGATGAAATTTTGCAAGTGTCCATCATCGACCAGGACGAAAACGTGCTGATGAACCAGTACTGCCGGGCAGTCCGGCACAACAGCTGGGAGAGTGCTTCCAGCGTAAACGGAATATACCCGCCTCGCGTTGCGTTCTGCCCGCCGTTTGAGAAGGTGGCACCCTATGTGCAGGATATTCTTTCCCGCGCCGACAAAGTTCTGGCTTACAACTGCTCGTTTGAGCAGAGCTTTCTAATGGTCAATGGAATAAACCCATACATTTTATTCTGGTGCGACCCGATGAAGGAAATCGTGGATTACTGCAATGCATCCAGCGGTGGCCACCGCTCACGCATGGCACTGCAAAGCGCCGCCAGAATAATCGGGTACGATTACAACGCGCACGATGCTTTGGAGGACGTAAAAGCAACCTTGCAGGTGCATAATTTTACCACAAAAAGCAAAGAAGCCAAGACACAAGCACCCACGCCGACAAAAACGAAAAGCCGTCCCGGTCATGTGCTATACCCTGAAAACAAGCAGGCAGACCCGCAGCATCCGCTGTATGGAAAAACGCTTGTGATAACAGGCCAGCTGCCGATTGATAGAGAGCAGGCGTCTTTGCAGGCCGCTGCGCTGGGTGCAAAGGTACGCATAAAGTTAAGCCCGCGCACGCAGATCCTTGTTTGCGGTCAGAGGGAAGAGGAATGGACTGAACGCTTTGGCGAAAAGTCCTCCAAAATAAAAAAGGCGGAGCAGATGAACGCTGAAGGCGCACGCATTGAGTTTATGAGCGGCGAAAAATTCATGGAGCTTTTGCACCAGCCCGCCGGGGGAAATTAACAAAAGGTGTCCACTGTGGACACCTTGAACGCCCGACAAAATTAACTTTGAGGTTAACGCTCCTGATCACACGGGCAGGGGGACACTGCCGGCACTGCAACGATGCGCCCATTGATATTGCGATACCGTGCACCGGGGTCGTGGCCGGCGTCGTGATCCTTAACGGCAGTTTTCAGGATCTGGAAGGCTGCATCATAGGCAGACCCATCAGACCCGGCCTGCGAGAGATGATAGACAAGCTTGCGCACATTGTCCTGTGCGTAGGCGTAGAGCATAGCTTCCTTGGTATTTGTGTTGATCATAACTTAACCCTCCCACGGTTTGCGGCTTCCATCAGCGTTCTGCGGTTTGGATGCCGGCATGCCGTCAATGATTACCATATCTTCCGGGATTTCGTTCAGAACCTTGATGTTATCCATTATTTTCGCACTCCTTCTGGATTTTTTTGACAATTATGTTATAACACGGAAAAAGGAACAGATTCGACATCAAATTTTGGAAGTTTATGGTAAACCAAAAAAGACAGAAAAACAGTCGAATTTTGCATAATTGTCGAAAAAAAGGGGGATGTTTGGGAATGGATGATTGGGTTTTGCGTGTTGCGGAAACATTGGAAAAAGCAAGGGCAGAGGCTGGAATCAGCCAAGCCACACTTGCGAAACGAATGGGCGTAAGCCGACAAAGCATAATCAAGTGGGAGCAGGGAATTAACGCGATCTCCTTTCCCATGATGATGCAGTGGTTCGTGGGCTGCGGGGTTTCACTGGAACGGTATCTGGATTCCTGCATCCACCCGGGGCTGATGGAACGGCTGGAAGATGACCCCACCGACAAAGAAAAACGTCGAATGCTGCACGAGGCCATCGAAGAATGCAGCGCATACGAGGTAGACACGCTTTTGTACATCCGCTACGGCGCGCACGGGTCGGATCATCTGAGCGTGCTTACCGAAATGGTGGCCAACTTGCACACGCCGCTGCGGGATAGGGTGGCCGTCGTCAATACGATCCTGAGCCACTACGAGATTGCCATGGCGACAAAAACGGATGTGGACCCCGAAGGGCTGCAACCGAATATTGAAATGCTGTGTCAGGCACGCGATTGCGGAATGGCAGCAGCAAAAGACATGGAAGATGTCTACTCCATTAACAAGGAGGCGATAGAGAATGCCAAGAAAAAAGACGAAACGCACTGATGGCCGGTATGAGATCAAGCGCAAAATGCCGGACGGAAAATATAAGCACTTCCTGGGCGCTACGATTGCCGAAGCGACCGCAAAGTATGAAGAAGCCTACCGGCAGGCAACACTGGAAGAAAGCAAAAATAACGGCGGTGCTACCTTCCGGGAAATGGCAATAGCGTACAAAGATTACATTACAGGCTCGACAAAGCCGGTAAAACGTGGTACAATAAACGCCTACGTCAAGAATATCCCTCCGCTTCTGGAATGCTTTGGCGACACGCCGATGGCTGACATTGATACGCAGGCAGTCTGCGGATACATGGAGCGCATGAAGATGGACGGCAAAGCTTTGCATACCATCACCAACGCTAAAAGCGTGCTATCCTGTATCTTTACCTTCTGGTGCGCCAACTATCACGGTACCAGTAACCCGGTCCTTCTGGCAAAACCACCCGCCGGGATGAAAAAGGGGAAGCGATTAGAGCCGACAAAAGAGCAGCGAGATATTATTGACGCGCATCCAGAGGGGTGCGGTTTCTGGGCGCAGCTATTCGAGTACACCGGGCTTCGTCTCGGCGAGGCGAACGGTCTGCAGTGGAAAGACGTAGATTTTGAGCAGAATGTGATTCATGTGCGTTCTGCAATGCCTTGGGACCGTAACCACGCCTATGAGGAAACGCCAAAGTCAGAGAAGGGATACAGAGATGTGCCCATCCTGACGACCTTTCGCCCGATGCTGTTGGAGCAAAAAGCTGGTCACGCAGACACGGACTATGTAATGTCCGGTGAAGCGAAGCCGCTGTCTCAGTCGCAGTATGAGTGGCGCTGGGCGATCTACTGTCGGGATCTCGGCCTGAGTGAGAAACAGGAGAAGCGCGCCAGGATAAAGGATAAGCCGGGCGAGTACAGGGTGTACTACAAGTGGAAAGCGCTTGTAACGGCGCACCAGTTCCGGCATTTTTACGCGACAAACCTTTTTTACGCCGGCATCCCGGACATGGTGGCCCAGAAACTTATGGGTCATGCAGACATTTCAACGACCCGAAAGATATACCAGCAGTTGCGCGATGAAGAGGACAAACAGTACATCGCAAAGCTGGATGCGTATGTCCAAAGTAAGAAATAGGTCTGCAAAAAGTCTGCAAAGCTAAGAAAAAACACGACTTGACGCGATATAAAGGGGGTTCGAGTCCCCTCCCTCGCACCA